CTGGATTGTTTGCCATTCCACGTACCCCTCCATTTGCCGGCGTCGTTCTATCACCCATGAGGCCGGCTTATGAAAGCAATCAGAGTTTTGCAAGAACCTCCGTTTCCATACAACAAACAATCCAATTAAAATCAGAGCGATGACAATGAATACAAATGCTCCGATTGTTTCCCATAGCCATGCCAATATGATGAACGTGATTGCCAGCGCGATCACAGCGCCAATTACGATAATCAGGATTGGGTTAGTTGATGATCTGCTGGACATATCATAATGCTCTATTCAAATACAGAATTTTGAATTACGGCAAATTTCCAATAGATGCATCCACAACGACGCCGCACCATTGGTCGCCAGGTTGTAGCTTCAAGAATTTCAACTCCTTAGGCCAGTCGGGATTGATGGCTTCTAGAAACGGTTCGCCTTCGAGCAAAACATAGCGTTTGAATGTCGCACCTTTGCCGCCTTCGCGTCGGACGATGACGAACTGCCCTGGCCGTGGATCAAGCTGGCCGGCGTCGACATGCAGGATCATCCCTTCGGCAAAGCTGTAGCGCCCGTGTGGGTCAGTCATGGAATTGCCACGCACGCGCAACAGGTAGCCATGCGGCCATGGTTAAAGTTAGCGCAACTGAAGATGAGATAAGAAATAATTTCATTACTAACTCCTGGTTAAATAATCATTGAAAGTGGAATTGTCGTCATATCAATTCCCATTTTCCAAGAACGACGCCGCAAATTGTCGCATCTCCGTTAATCTGAATGATCGGCTCAGGCCAAGCTGTTATGGCTACACCCTTTCGCTTTGCTTGTAGATCACACGACCGATCAACTCGGCGTGTTCGTCGCAAAGTTTTGGCTTGTGCCTGGTGTTGTCGCTGGTCAGCCACCATTCGCCAGCGTCGCGTGATAGGCGCTTGATGACGACCTCGCCTTCGTAGTTGGCGACAAATACTTCTCCGTCCTTCGGTTGGATGTCGGCGCTGTTCATGACGATCAGGTCGCCATCCCAGAGGTTGGGTTCCATGCTGTCGCCGGAGACGCGCAGGGCGTAGAGTTTTTCGACGCGGTAGCCTTTGGCGGCCAGCCAGTCGGCTCGAAAGAAGATGGGCGCTCCGTTGCTTTCCAAGTGTTCGACGCGAAAGCCCGTGACGCCGGCTGAGACCTTGATGCTGATCCGCTCGATTGGAACGAATTCCGGTCCGGGTTCGATGGGGGCAGGGATGCCAACCTGAATTTGTCCGTTCCCAGTCTCGATCCACACAGCCGAACATCCAATGATGCGTTGTGCGGTCAGCATTCCTTCCTTTGAAACACCGCGTGACTCCCAGTTTTTGACTGTTTGTGGAGACGCATTCATGGCGCGAGCAAGCTCTGACTGGCCTGTAATGCCTTTCAGAGTCTTTGCCGCTTCGTACAGGCGTTCCATCTGTTTGTGCATTTTTCGATTGTCCGTCAGTTAAACAAAATGTTGTTTCACGTCACGTTGACTTGTGTTTAAACGCAGTGTTTAATATGGTGTCACCAATCTTCACAGGGCGATGCCATGACAAGCGACAAAGCACTGATTGAGCAGCATGGAGGTCCTGCAAAGGTCGCTGAGTTGCTTGGATTCGATAAGAACGGCGGCACGCAGCGTGTCCACAACTGGATGACTCGCGGCATTCCTGCTCGCGTCAAGCTGCAATTTCCAGCCATTTTCCCCAATGACCAGCCATCGCCCGAGCTTGCCGAGAAGTCCGTAGACCAAAAGGAAGCGGCATGATGTCAGGAGATTCATTCGACTCCACCTTCTCCGGCGCCTGGGTGCCAACTCCGCAGCTTGCGGAGATCACTGGCCAGATTCTTGCTGGCTTGCGAGATGCGTTGCAGGTCGGCAGCGGTCAAGGGACGCTGATTGACGATACGGGCAATTTCAAGGGCGCGGAACAGGTAGTGGTCTGGGGAAAGAACGCCGTCTGTCGGACTGCGCTTTGCGATGGCTACATCGATGTGTCCGCGCCACTCGACAGCAGCGAACCCGAAAGCAGCGCTCAGTACACGCGCATCCATTTCCGCGCGTCGCTGACGATGCGCGTTGAACAGGGCGACGGCAGCAACAATGACGGCCCCGGAAATGGTGGCAATCAAGCCCCAGATAGCAGATTCCATACGAGTTCCCCCGGCGTAGAAAAGATTGGTGTAGGAGCCGCCGATTCTACGCACGGCGGGGACGCGCTTGCCGAGAAGGAGGCCGCGTGATGTCAGTTGATTTCGTCGTTGCGGTAGCCGCTCTCGACGTAGTGCTTGGCGATTTCCACAGCGAACCGCGTGCGTGCCTTGGCGTCGACATTCAGGCCGCGCGACCGGCACCAGTCGGGAAACGTTTCGGGATCGATGTAGGCGCGCACCACGATCTTCCCCTCCCGTCTGTACTTCTTCTCTCCGGTCTCGGCATTCATCCGCCATACGTGGAAGGAAACGGGGAGCTTGTCGCGGTCGGCCATGATCCCAAGGATGGCGCCGTAATGTTCCGGCTTGTACCAAGCCATGCCGATGGCTTCGACGGGGATTCCGTTCATGGGTCGTTCCTTTCGTGATCGGTTGATGAGAGTGGAATCCACAGCCTATCACGATGGAACGGCCCGCCTTTTTGCCTTGGAGGTGGCCTGAATGACCCGCCTGCCCTTCGACATTTGCCGCTGCCTCGGCGTGTCCTCCGTGCTCGGCGTCATCTGCCAGCGCCGCGATGAATGCCTGCGCCACCTGTGCCTGGCCGATAGCGATCCCGCCGCGCCAGCGCGTGGCATTCCGCAAGCGGAGCATCTGTGCACCGCGTTCGACGATGTGTTCATTCCGGCAGGGAAGGACGCCTGAATGAGCCTCGATAAGCTCTCCGTCCATGTTCGCCTCTCGCAAGAGATGCACGACCGCCTCGCTGTGCTGGCCGGGGTCGCCAATGATCCGGTGGCCGAGTTCGCGGCCTACCTGCTGGAGAAGTCGATTGTCGGTGAGTTCCATGCGGTCAGTATGCAGGCCATGCGCCTGCGCCGCCTGGGATTGACCGGGAACGACAGGGAGTGCGAGGGATCGACCGGGAACAGCAGGGATTCGCAGGGATCAGGAGGGTGCAAATGATCGAATTCGCCGCGCTGCTGGCTGGAATGTCAGCCTACGTCATCGCCGTCGCCCTGGTGCTGCGGCTCTTTCGGCACGGGCCAGGGGAGGGGGAATGATGGAAACCATCGCCTATCCCTATGCCCCCGAGCCACGGCGCGCGTATTTTGCTCGCCTGCCTGCCGCTGCGGTGAACGTTGAACAAGCGCCTGATGGGCGCTGGATGTGGGGATGCTCCTACGACGACCGGGAGGGTGGCTTTGGCTTTTCCCCATTCGAGAAATGGGGCCGTTTCGCACCGAGCCGCGCCGAGGCGATAGCCGCCGCTGTCGATGAGTTGCTTTCCAGGATTTCCAGGCTGGCCCGCTTCCGGGAAAGCGGTCTGGCCGACAGGCATGTCGTCGGCTGGCTCGAATCACTCAGAGCGCCAAGACAGGGCGACCTGTTTGGGGCATTCCAACAACCAGCAGGAGCGGCGTGATGCGTCAGGCCGCCTCAACGCGCCATGGCCGCCCGTGCGGCTTCGGCCAGAAATCCGCTGCGGGTCATATGGCGGGCTTCGGTATAGCGGTCGATGCGCTGCACCAGATTGGCGGGCAACGACACATTCAGGCGCAACGGCTTGGCATTGACGCGATCCAGATCGATCTCGACCAGCAGCCAGAAACCGCCCTGAAAATCGGGATGATCCCGCCAGCCGTCGATCTCGCTGGCGGCGGGGATGTCGGCGCTTTCTCCGGCGAAATGGACTTCCACGGCTTCTTGCGCCGAGCGCGGCAGATCGGCAATTTCGTCGGCGGCGGTGAAGCATCCGGGGAGGTCGGGGAACGTCCCGCCGTAGGCGCTGCCGGGTTCGTGATGCACGTAAAGGGGATAGAGCATGATTCTCTCCAGTTACCAGAGGGCCAGGGCAGGAATATCCCTGGCGCGTTTGGCTTTGCTGAAATCAAGCTTGGGCATGTCATCAGTTTTCATGGTTCATGCAACCGCATGGCGCAACACATCAGCCGCCCATTGATTGAGGCTCTTGCCTTGCGCTTGGGAAGCAATCAAGGCTTGCAAATGCACTTCTGGCGGAACACGCAACATCATGTTTCCGCTGGCCGGTTTCATGGGCGGCTTGCCCATTTTGGCGCACAAGTCGAGGTAATCCTCCACCGCTTCCTCGAATGCGGCGGTGAGTTCGCTCACCGTTTCGCCGTGAAAGCCGATCACATCGGTAATGCCCAGCAGGCGACCGGCAAAAATGCCGTCACGCTCGTCAAACTCAACGCGGGCGGTATAGCCCTTGTAGGTCATGGTGTTCATGGTTTCACTCCGATCAGGATCAAAAAATCGCGCGCCTGTTCAACCTGGTATGCCTTGGCCTCCTTTGCGGGGTGCGGGCGATGGAAAGCCACCGCGTGCGCATCCATGGTGAAGCGAACCCGGCTTCCATTGCCTTCAATGACCTTGCAGCCCGCCGCGATCAGCAAGGATTCGATCGCCGCCCATTCCAGCGTTTTGCGGGTGGGCTGCTCGAATACGGCGGCCAAGGTTTTGCGCTGTTTGCTGTTCATGGCTCAAATGATAGCGAAATTTGCAATCAAATGCAATCTGTTTTTGCAATCATTGACACCCGCCGCCGGTACGCATCAACCATCGGACGTCAGCACGCCGCTACCGCCCCGGTCGTGCGCGCTGGTCGAGGCGAACTACCGGGAGCGCGAATTGAGGAGGTCTGCGTAATGACCAAAAAAACTAACCACTGGATGCCGTTATATGTCGGCGATTATCTGGCCGACACATCGCGCCTGAATACCGAGCAGCACGGCGCCTATCTGCTGCTGTTGATGGACTACTGGCGCAACGGGCCGCCACTCGATGACGCGGAGGAACTGGCCAGCATCACCAGGCTACCGCTGGCGCAATGGCGAAAAATCGCGCCAAAAATCCTCGGCTTCTTCCAGTCTGTCGATGGCCGCTTGCATCAGAAACGCATCGATGCCGAGCGCGAAAAATCCGGTTTGATTGTTGGCAAACGCAGTGCCTCAGGAAAGTCAGGCGCGGAAAAAAGATGGAGCAAAAGCGATGACAAAACCGACGGTGGAAATGACGCAAGCGTACAGCAAACCGATGGCAAACCGATAGCAAATGCTATGGCAAATGCTATGGAAAACGATGGCAAACCGATAGCAAACGGTATGGCAAAACGATGGCAAAACGATGGCAAATGCAGTGCACAACCACAACCACAAAACCCTCTTTCCATAGCGAGCGATAACGGTACACCTCCCCCCTACCCCCCAAACGCCGCTTCCGGGCCGCCGAAAAACGGCGCGCGCGCTTTTCCCGATTCTGCCGAAAGCCAGAGCCTGAGTCAGTCTGCGGCGGTTTGCGTCGGCTTGAAAGCCCTGGGCTACGGCGACACCAACCCCCACGACGCCCAGCTGGCGGCGCTGCTGGCGGCAGGGCTGACAGCCGATGAAATCCTCGCCGTGGGGCAGGAATTCCGGGGCCAAGGCAAGGGTTTTCGCTACCTGCTCGGCACGGCGAAAGGCCGACGGCAGGACGCGGCGAACGTCAAACCGCTGCCGGCCAGGGCGACAACCGGAAGTCATTCGGGATTCGAGGCGATTGACTACCGAGCCGGCATCGGCGCCGACGGGAGATTTTGAGCATGGATGACATGAGACGCCTCGGTGATTGGTTTCCGGGTCTTTCCATCGAAGGCCGTGACGCGATTTGCCCTGAGCATGGAGCGTTCATGTCGCGCAATGTTTTCGGTCGAATCTGGTCGAAATGCCCGGAGTGCAATCGGCTCGACGCCGAACGCAAAGCGGCGGAGAAGAAGGCCAGCGAGGATGCGGAACGCCAGCGGCGCATCGAGCAATCGCTGGATCGAGCCGGTATTCCGGCACGCTTCCGGGGGCGTTCGTTCGACAATTTCGCGGTCAGCCTTACCGGTCAGGAAATGGCGCTGGCGGCGGCGATGGATTACGCGGCGAACTTCGCCGAACGATCCGACGATGGGGCGACGCTGGTGTTCTCTGGAAAGCCGGGCACCGGGAAAAGCCATCTCGCCATCGCCATCTGCCAGCACGTCATGCAGGCCGGCTACACGGCGATGTACCTGAACGCGCTCGATGCCATCCGGGCGATTCGCGCGACCTGGTCGCGGTCGTCGGAGCGCACGGAAACGGAGGTCATGAACTCGTTCGCCCGCGTCGGCCTGCTGGCGCTGGATGAGGTCGGCATGCAGTACGGCACCGATGGCGAGCAAGTCATCCTGTTCGACATCATCAACCGCCGCTACCAGGACCAGATGCCGACCATCCTGCTGACCAATCAGGGGCGCGACGGCTTCAAAAAGTACCTTGGCGACCGCGCTTTCGACCGGCTACGCGAGGGCGGAAAGTGGGTGGCGTTTGATTGGGAATCGCAGCGTGGAAAAGGAGTTTGACGTGGCCGATCTTCTGACATCGATGCAGGAACACCACGCCGAGCGGCTGGCGATCATGCAGGAATCCGACGTGCCCGATCCCGTCGGCGCCGCTGAGGATGACCGCCACCGCTGCGAGGTCGAGAGCGTGATGCGCCGCTGCTACCCGGATGGCGAGCGGGTCAATGCCTACCTGGCCGCCGTGAAAAAGGCGCGCGGCGAGCAATCGGCGAGAAAGCTGAGGAACGCGCTCGGCGATGCGTGGCGGCAACGGCAAAAAGACTTGGCGGGGCAGGCATGAGCCAGTTCATCCTCGCCCACTCTACCGCCCGCCAGCGGGCCGTCGACGCCGTCCGCGCCGCGCCGGATGGCTTTGTAGTCCGCATTGACGAACCGCGTCGTAATTTGGAACAGAACGCGAAGCTGTGGGCCTGTCTCGCCGACATATCCAGTCAGGTGGAGTGGTACGGCCAGCACCTTTCGAGCGAGGACTGGAAACACGTTTTTTCCGCTGCGTTGCACAAACAAAAAGCCGTGCCGGGGTTAGATGGTGGATTCGTGGTGCTTGGGCAATCGACCAGCCGCATGGGGAAACGGGAGTTTTCCGATTTGATCGAGATCATCCACGCCTTCGGTGCGGAACGTGGGGTGCAGTGGTCGGAGCCCGGACTGTATCCGCCGGATGGGCGGGGGGCTGGATGAAGCAAAAAACCTGCGCTCATTGCGCCAAGCCTTTCATCCCCGCACGGCCAATGCAGGCCGTGTGCGGGCCACGCTGCGCCGTCGGCAAGGTCAAGGCCGACAAGGCCAAGGGACGGCGCGAACTCAAAGCGCGAAAGGAGGCGATGAAAACGCTCGCCGATCTGACGAAAGAGGCACAGGTGGCGTTCAATGCCTTCATCCGCTGGCGCGACCGGCTGGCCGGGCATGGCTGCATATCCTGCGGGCAGCCACTGAATTGGGGTGCGCCGGGGATTCGTTCGCATCAGGTGGATGCCGGGCATTACCGCAGCCGTGGCAGCGCCCCGCATCTGCGTTTCGACGATGCCAACTGCCACGCTCAATGTGTGCAGTGCAACCGCTATGGTTCCGGCATGGCGGTTGATTACCGTATCGGGTTGATCGAGCGCATCGGCCTGGCCGAGGTTGAACGGCTGGAAGCCGACAACACGCCAAAAAAAATAACCCGTGAGGAATTGTCACGGGTTCGGGAAACCTGCCGGGAAAAGCTCAAAGCACTGAAAAATCAGCCTGTCGCTGGCATCAGAGGCGCGCAATGACCGCACTCGCCAGCTACCGTTACCGCGATCCCATCGATGTGCTGCTCAGAGACGAGGCGCGCACCTGCCGGGGATGCGTCCATCAGATTCACAACCTGGCATTCGGCGTCATCGTCACATCATGCGCCAAGCGCCGCCGGCACGGAAAACGATGTCAATACCATAAGGAGGTCGAATGAGCACAGCTATATTCCGCAGCACGTCGCAGGCAATCCACTTTGCGTACATGATGGAAGCCTACGAGGTCGGCGTCGAAAGCATGATGGCCGTCACCATCCGGCGCTTCATGATGGAACTCGGCATCTGGAATACCGGCGCGCCATCGACGGTGAATTTCGGCGGCTTGAACGCGCTCGAGGTGCGCGCCCAGTGCGCCATGATCCGCACCGCCGTGCGCTCGCGCCTGCCATTGCTGGAGAGGTGGGCCATCGAGGCCCGCTACAGCGTAAATCTTGAGGCGGGCGGCAAGGATAAGCGGCCACGCGCCGGATTTTCTCGCAGCGGGCGTCGCGTGTGTTTTTCGCCTGAGCGTTACAGGGCTATCCGACATCTGGGTAACTGGTTGTCTCCGACATTCCCGACCCTCAACCCGATGGCCGTCGACTTGCTGGTTGCCCGCGCCGTCGATCCGCGCGTTTGCACGACATCATGCCGCCAGATGTCCGAACAGATGGGGGCAAGCAAGGATACTTGGGCGCGGGCGCTGAAAGCTGTTGCCGAACGCATGCGCAATTTGGAGAATCAGGCAATCAACCGGCTCGATCCTGATTTTATTGCCGACGGCTTGGTCGCAGCCTATTGACATCATGCGACAAACGCCATAAAATTCTCCCATCCTCGAAGCAAATTCGCCCAAAGCCCGCATCTAACCCATGCGGGTTTTTGCTTTTCGGCGGCAGGAAAAAGAGGGAGCGACCGCCAAGGTGCTGTAACACCCCGCCGGCCGCCGTAACACGCAGAGCATCCATGCGAGTCTTGGCCGAGGCTCAACCTGGTGGAGTCGGCCTTCTCCAAGATGGCGCGCAGCTTTCTGCGCCACATCCGCGTCGCATCCCTGGATGAACTCAAGCAGCGCATCCTCAGAGGCATTGA